TTGCACCGATACCCATAAAAAAAGCAAGTATTCCATATTCAACTGTCATCTTTAAGTTTCATTAAAGGTTTTCTTGTATATTCTTTTATTCCTATATGCTTTAATGTACTTGTAAGATCACACCATATATCACCACCACATTGTTTCCATAAAGCACAAAAAAAATAATCTTCACTTAAATATCTTTGCGTATTCTCTTTATCTTCTAAAACACCTTTACCTTGGATACCACAATCGAAAAAAGCATATTCTTTATTACCTAATACTTCCATTGTTTCTCTTTCGTTATCTATATTTGCTCTTACATCAGTTTTATATTCTATATCTGGGTATTTTTTTATTATATCTTCAAATACTTTTCTTTCTATACACATAAAACCAGTACCAGCATAATTTACTTTTTTAAAACCTTTATCATTATCTTTAAGATCATATTTTCCTAATGGAAAATTCATACACCAACCAAAACTAGCATCACCTTTTTCAATAGGTGCTTCATGTTTTATAGGATAAGAAGCACATGTTAAAGGTTGCTCATATAATAATACTCTAATAAATTGTTGTGGGTTAAATATAATATCTGCATCTATAAAAAATAAATGTGTATATTCTTTTTGTTTTAAAAATTCACTAACCAATTTATTTCTTGCTCTTGTTATTAAACTATCTCTTAACCACATCATACCACAACCTATCTTGGCTTGATTTAAAGTGTCCCTGACAGAAATGATTGATGATATAGTTTGTAAATGTATCTTTTGGTCAAAAGATGGAATACAAATTAAAACATTTTTATTCATTGTTAAATCCAATCTAAAGAGGGTTTACCGTCATAGTTTTTATCAAATACAAACCAAGCAAAAGCCATCAAACCATTACCACCAAAACTTACCCTTTTTGAAAAAACCCAAATATTTTTTAATTTGTTTTGAGTAAAAACTTTGTTTTTCCTATTTATACCCTCTAAAAAAGATAATTTATTTAACATAGCAACCTTACCTTTGGCAAGTTCTAAAGCCCTTATGGTAAACTCAGTTGACAAATTAAATGGAGGGTTTGTAATTATGTTATCTATATCCATCATAGAGTAATCTTGTTTTAAAAAATCTATATTACACTTACCGTAGCCTCTATCTATTAAATCTGATGAATCTACTGTATAACCATTTTTTATTAAAACTTTTGACATTGCTCCATCACCACACGCACATTCATAAATTCTACCATTAAATTGTTCTCTATCCATAAGTGATTGAGTTGCTTCGGGCGGAGTTGGATAAAAGTCATTTGATTTTCTATTTTTATTTATGTTATGTCCTACATAAGCTAAAACATTATTTTTTTTCATTCTGTATCTATTAAAAATCTTACTATTGTTGTGTATGGATTTGGTTCGTATTTAGCACAGCTATTAAGCATAAGTAATAATATAAGGCAGGTGAGTTTGGTGGTTTGGTGGTAAAACTCACCCACCAGTTTTTTGTTTATCATCATAAATTTATAAAATCAACTCTGTTAAAGCATCTTCTGAACCTACTACACCTTTATAAAAAGTATTAAAGGCAAGACTAATTCTTGTGTTATCTCCTTTTTTAATATCTACTTGGTGAATGGTAGATGAAGGAAATAAAAATAAATTACCAGTTTCTACATTAAAAAACCAAGTTTTAGAGTTCCAAAGATTAAATTTTGCATCATCTATTTTGGGAGACATTTGTTGATAACCTTTTCCATCAGTAAAAACAATTTTATCATTTTTAATATCTGAATCTAAATATAATACACCTGATATTATAGAATTAGCATGTGAATGTTGATGATGATATTGTTTAGTTTCAGTATAATTTAGCCAAGACTGTGTAATATAAAGTTCTAAATTTTTATTTTCAGGACATATTATTTCTTGTAAATATTCTTTACAAGATTTATCTATGAATTTTTTTATATTTTTAAATTCTTTTCTTTTTAATATATAGCTATCTTTTGTATTAATATTACCTGTATTTACTTTGCAGTGTTTTTTTTGTTGTTTAACAAAATTTAATTCTTGTTTTGTAAATGGTCTATTTATTTTTTTTGTATAAATAGGTGTTGGAAAAATATTATGGATTATAAAATCACTCATAATTTAAAAGTAAATATGTAAATATTTTATCTTTTTTTGAAGTTATTATTTTATATTCTTGATTAGAAGTAAACTGTAATAATTTATTCTCTTTACTTTTTACAAAAGTATTATCAATCTCAATACCACCATCAGTATTATTTGAAAATAAAATTGCTATTTTACTATTTTTTTTATGATGATTAATTAAATATTTTTCTTGTTCATTTGTTTTAATAAATAATTCAAACCTAACTGAGTGTAATTTTTTATGTGGTATTTTTTCTAATACTGGTTTTATCATGTTTAAATAATTAATAAAAACATGATGAGTTAAATTAGAATTTTTTACTATTTCATTTGTAAATTTGTATCCTTTACATGGTCTATTATTTACAAAATCATTATAAAACCAAAAAAAAGTATCTCTTGTTGTAGTATCTTTTATGCTTTTAAAATCAAGTGGCTCTATAAAATCATCAAATATATTATATTTCATATTTTTATATATAATTTATATTTAAAACTATCCTATATTTATTATCTGTATGAGTAGTGCCAGTATGTTTTAAAGAATTACCAAATACTACAATACGATTTGCAATACTATTTACCTCTTTATTATTTTCAAATAAAGTTTTTCCATTATTTGTATTCATATAAAAAATTGCAGTATTACCTTTTATATTATTCACATCAACATGAAAATTAAATGGTCTTACAACATTTTCTCTTAATGTTAAATTAACTTTAGCTTTTAATAATCTTTTTACTTCAAGTTTATCTAATATAGGTTGTAATATATTTAATTTATCACTTAAATTTTTTTCATCATTTACAAATATATGTGTAAATTGTACCTCACCATCTTTACCTACTTTTCCATCTTGATGATACCAAGCAAAATTTTTATCGAGAATACTTTCAAATATAAAATTAAAAACTAAATTTGGTAAAAAATTATCAATTATTCTCATCATTGTTTTTTAATTTATCTTCAAAATAATTAAAATTTATTAAATATCTAAAATCTGAATCTGTTGAAACTACACCACGATGTTCTACATCTGAATCAAAAATTAACATTTTATTTTCTTCATCTTTAATAAACTTAATTTCATTTTCAATTTTAATTTCTGTACCACCATTTGTTGTCTGTAAATATAAAATTGCAGTTTTAGAAGGTGATTGAAAAGTATAATCACAATGAAAAGCTGAACCTCTTTCTAAATAAAAAACACTAGGTGTTAAATTGGCTCTGACTTGAATAACACTAGCTACACCTAATTGATTTAGAATAGGAATAATATATTCATCATAATAACCACTTGTACAAAAATGATTATTATAAAAAGAATGAGTAAAATAACCTAGTTCTTTTTTATCCTCTGTATAAACCTGTCTTTTTCTTTTGAACCAAGGAAAATCTGTTTCTATTATTAAATGTTGTAAAGATGAAAAAGCTATACCGCTTAAAAAATTATTTATAACTTTATATTTTAATTTTTTTTTATCCATAACCACCACATCAAGATTATAATATTATATTTTAAGAGTCAATATCCCACTCTTTAGTTTCTTCGTTCCAAGTATATTTACCATCTGTTGGTTCTTCAACTGGAGGTTCCCAATCACAAGTTTTTTCATTTAAATTCCAACTCATATATGGTTTTGGTGGTATAAATGCATCTCTGTCAGCATCATATTTAGAACCAATACCTGCAAAATTTTTTCTTAATGGTGTACCACCTGATAAATGTTCTCCATGTAAAGTATTGTAAGATGTTTGTTTCCAACAAGGCCAATTATAAAGTTCTTCTAAATAATTTATACCTAAAGCCTCTTGTTCATTACCATCATAATCTAATAATACTTCATTAGATACTGAAACAATTTCAAGTACGATACCATTCATTCCTAGTTTTGCAAAATTAGACATAATAATTATGTGACATAAGTGCCACTCCCTGTAAATTTAATAATTTTATTTGAACCTGATGTTGTAACTGTCGGTGAACCTGTTGTTGTTCCAGAATAATGTGATGATGGAACACTTAAAATTACAACTCCACTTCCACCATTTTTTCCAAGATAAGGAAGATAACCACCTCCTCCACCACCACCAGTGTTGGCAGTTCCAGCAGTAGCAGTATCAGAAGACGCATTACTACCATGACCACCGCCACCATTACCACCATCTGATTTAGTTGCACTATGTTCTACTGAAGCACCACCACCTCCTGCATAATAAACTGCTGACCCTGTAATACTGTTTTGTGTTCCGTTTCCACCATGTCCACCAGAAGAACCAGATATACCAGCTTGTGAATGACCTCCTCCACCACCTCCTCGGTAGGGCGAAGGAGTTTGACCAGCACCACCATTATTTCCTTGTGATGGGCTAACAGAAGGTGTGTTTCCTGAACCAGCAGAGCCATCATATCCAGCACCACCACCTGAACCTCCATTTCCTCCCACTGTGCCACCATAACCTGATTTACCACCTCCTGCGGACTCAATAGTTGTTAATCCGCTTCCTGAAAAACTTGAAGCATTTCCAGGAGTTCCACTAGGATTTCCGTATGAACCACCAGCACCGACAGTGACAGTGATAGTGACCCCTGCTGATACACCTGTTTCTGTTGCAGTTCTATAACCACCAGCACCTCCTCCACCAACATTACCTCTTCCTGAAGCACCCCCTCCAGCAACTACTAAAAAATTTATATCATAAGTTTGAGGAGTTTCTAAAGTTACATCATCATCTGAATTTGGTATCCAACCTTTTGTTGCTCCTGAATAAACAAAATCAACTGATTGACCATTGGTATTATAAACTGGATTAGGACTTGTATTACCTTGAAACTTTAAAGAATTTATGTTTATGGTAACAGCATTTGTTCCCCAGTTTCTTGCATAGTCAGTAAGTATAATTCTATCTCCAACAGAAGCTGAACCTGGAAAAGTTACAGTACAAGCATTTGATGTTGTATCAATCCAATAACCCTTTCCTGCTTCTGCTGTATGTGTTGCACCAGTTACAATAGTTGATTGCCATGTAATGCCTCCACCCACAAAAGTTGCCCCTGAAGCTACACTTACTGTATCGCCACTTTTTCCTAGTGTAACTGTGTTGCTTGTTTTAGTAACAAGTGCATTACCTGATGTGTCTTCTATATTATCTACTTTTAATTTACTTGTCATAATTTTTCCTAATTTGGTTTTGTTGGAAATACAACAGATTTTACTTCTTCTTCAGTAGTAAGACCCTCTGTTATATCTCTTAAATCTTTTCTATAATTTTTTTGTTCATCTGTCATAGTTAAATCTGATGATGCCCACCAATCTGTTTCTTGTAACAAAGCATTTCTTTTTATTCTTAAGTTTTCTAATGCTCTATCAAAGGCTCCATTGTTCCATGTATTGTCTTTAGCATTTAATTCAGCTATTTCTTCTGCTGTTAAATCTACTTTAATTCCATCTATTATTTTATGTGTGTGTGTCATTACGATGCTGTTACTCCATATAGTATAAATGTTCCTGAAAAAGTGCCTGAGTTAGGTACAATTTTTATATTATTATAAGTTGCTGATTGGTCTAATCCGTATATATGCCTTTGCATAGAAAGTTGACCTGATGAATTAAGTTGAATACCATCACATTTAAAAAATTTTGCTTTTGCACCTAATGGATTAAATAAAGTTATAATACTTTGTGCACTCTCATTACCATTTGCTCCTATTCCTTCACCAGCACCAGATATTTTTACATTACTATCTCCTGTTCCAGCAGAGGATAAAAGAGTATTAGATCCATTAGTTTGATTAGAATAAAATCTAATATTAAGATAACCTGATTGTACATAACTAGAACCATTGTCAGGAGAAACTTCAAATCCTAAATTTCCACCATCTGCTGATTGAGTTACATCTACACAATGTAATTGATAAACTTTGTATGTACTTGTTATATGACTACTTGTAAATGTTAATGTACTTGCACTTGATGCAGTTTGAGCTGAAATTAAATTTAAAGAGCCACCACCAGCATCAGCAAAAGATAATTGACCTATACCTGTTGAACCTGATCCTGATACTGAATCTACTTTTAAAAATTTACCAGCAGTAATATTTGTAGCTGGAAACTTTATAGTGTAACTTTGACCTCCACTATGATCTGGTGAAGAAAGTTTTATACCATGTGAGTTTTGTGAACAATTCAATGTAATAATACCATTAGCAGAAGAACCATCTCCTTGTACTACCAAAGATGTTCCTGCTCCTGATTTAATAGTATCCCCTGATGTACCAATAGTTAAATTAGTACCACTTTGTGGGTCTAGTTGATCTACTTCTATTTTACTCATATTTTATCCTAATTAGGTTTTGTAGGAAATTCAACTGCCTCTACTTGTTCAACAGTTGTTAATCCATTTGTTATATCTCTTAAATCTTGTCGCCAAGTTTTAAAAGCACTCGATAAATTTGTGCCTTTTTCTTTAGCCATAATTACTTCCCAATCACTATCAGCTAAAAGTTTATTTCTTTCAAACCTTAAATGTTTTAAAGCTATTTGAAATAAATCTGGTGTAATTTCTTGAGATTCAAATTCTGCTATTTCTTCAGCAGTCATATTTATTTCTATTCCATTTACATTTTTTTTCATAATTATTTTATCCCATACAATTTAAAGTTGCCTTTAGCTATGTTCCCACTATCCATAAAAAATTTTATAGCAGTACAATCATTTGTGCTAGCTCTTAAAACACTTGCACCTACATAATTTCTAAAAAGATTTGTCAAAGCATTTCCATAATTTTGATTGTGCCAAGTCATAGCTTTATAATGTGAACCTAATGGGTCATAAATATTTATTTCTAAACTATTTGTTTCTCCAGAACTATTTTTCATTTCAGAAGTCATAACTACTTTAGTACCATTTGTTGCTTTTTCAAGATTTGTTGTGCTACCATCTGTTGTATTATAAACTATATCTGCACCAATTAAATATGTGTAAGCACCTGATGTTACATAAGACCCACTTTCTTTCATTTGTGCATTTAATCTAACACCATTATCCACAGGAAGAAGACCAGATATAATTACTTTATAATTTTTATATGTAGAAGAAAATAATCCATCAAATTCTACTAAAGCTGTAGAGCTTGAAATATCTGATGACGATAATAAAACAAAATCTGAGCTACCAAATCCTGTAGCTGTTCCAGAGTTTGTTATAGTTGCACCTGCTGGAATTGTAAATGTGTCTCCTGAATCTCCTAAAGTAAAAGCTGTACCTGATGCTGGTGAAATTTTATTAGTTTTTAATTCTGTTGTTACTGTAGTTGTAGCTGGTAAATTAACAGTTGCTGATGTTGTGGTCAAAGTTGCACCATTTGGGATTGTAAAAGTATCTCCACTATCACCTAATGTTACATCTGTTCCTGTTCTTGGACTTACTTTATTAACTTTTATTTCACTCATACTATTACTACTGTTGCTCCTGATTCAATTGTAAGTGTTGATGAAACTGTAAATGGTCCAGCAAAAACCGCATTGCTAGAACCCTCTATGAATACATCTCTTTTTAAATCTTTTTTATGATAATTATCTACATTATCAACTCCAGGAGTTTGACCAACATAAATAATAAAATCTTTTTCGTCCATTGTAACTCCTATGTTACATCAGTCAATAGACCCATCACTATATCAATATTACCAGATGAATCACTTGATTGCGCTTTTAATTTATAACCTGACCCTAAAACAAATTTACCTTTTAAAATCTCAATTTTAGAATTAGGTGGTATTGATACTGCATTACAAATTACAAAATCATTTGAACCATCGTTCATTTTTACTGTCAAAGTTAAAGCTGTTGTAGTTTTGTTTGCCGCATTAAAACCTATTAATATTTGTTTATTAGATGTTGTTGTGATTACATCTGTTAAAGAATTATTAGTTAATGTTACCTCTGTAGATAGAAAGTTATTTGCCATTTATTTATCCTCCTAAAGCTATCGCAAAGGGGATTGAGTTTGGATCACTTTCTCCCTCGATTGTTACTGTTGATGGTATGGTAGCTGTTGCTGAACCAGTTGCAACTTCAAAAACTGATACAAAAGCACTACCATTATAATATTTAAAAATAATTTTGCCAGATGTGTTGGTATCTGCAAATATCATACCTGAATATTTTGTACTTGGCTCACTTGTTCCACTATTATTAGTAACAGTTGCATTAAAAGCATTATTCATGTCACTCCTGAAACTAGGGAAGCCTTGGTTCGCAATTATGTAATCGTGTTGTGCCATATTTACTCCTATATCACTTAAAAATTGTATCTGCAATCATTTTTATACCCCTTTTGCAACATAATCAAAGGTTCTACTAACACCTGTACCACCACTATTTGTAAATGCAATATTAAATCCTGTTTTACTCTTACTTGTTATAGCATATTTATCACCAGATGCCATATCTTGTACTGATAAGGTAATAGCAATAGAATCTAACAAAGTAAATGCTTTTGAATATGTAATAGATTTAGTTCCAGTGCCAGAAACTACATCATTTTCAGATACTGTAAATGCTTCAAGCTGTAGAGTTACTCCTACTGCTGTAACTATTGGTGTTGCTGTATTATTATCTGATTGCATTAACACTCTAAATTTAAAAAATCTACCAGTATAATCACCAATGGTAAAATCTTGAAATGAGGAAAAATTAGTACCATCACTAGAAACTGCTATTTGTAGTTCGGAAGAACATTGTGTGTTTGCATCACCATCAAAGTTAGATGGTTGGTCATCAAAATCTCCACTTACAAAGTCAAATATTCTTGCTCTATCTGTTACTTGTTGTGTAAGTGTTGCAGTTATTTGTGTGGTTACAATAGCACCAGCATCTACTGTTTGTGCAAATTCATAAGTACCAGAAGATTTAACAGTTGCATTTTCACCACCATCAAATAATGTTTGTGTAATAGAATCAAAATTACCAGATACATCATCAAATAATTGGTTACCCTTTAAAACTAAACAAGGTGTGGTTTCTTGGAAAAGTGTTTTTACAACATCTGTTTTAGTTCCATCAAATGCAGGGTTCTCTGTTTGTGTCAGTAAATCTGTAAATTCACCAATAGTAGTAATTTGAGTTACTACACTACTAGCATTAATAGATACATTACCTAATTTATCTACTGCTTTAATAAGATATGTACCAGTTTTTGCAGGAACAACGATAGATGTACCTGGTCTTGATAGCTTTTTAACTAATACAATTGAGTTTTGCCACTCAGCACCACTTGTAAGTGGACTAAAATTTATTCTATAATGTGATAAATCTAAATCAGGAACAGGATCAAAACTTAAATGTGCTTCTTTACCTATTATATTACAAGCAAAATTTTCTACATCTGATGGTGGTGCTATCTGTCCAACAATAGTTCTATTGCCTGTTATAGTAGAAGATTTGACACCAAAAATATTTACACCTCTAACTCTGACTTGATATTGTGCTTTATCTATAACATTTAAAAATTCGTATTTAGTTCTTGTTCCTCTACCAATTAATTTAAAATCATCACTTACAGAATTGCCATCTGCATCTGTCAGTTGTTTTACCTCTACTTCAAATATTTCTGTAAAGTTATCAGTTGGTGCAGTAAAATTAATCACAAGTTTTACGATAACTGTACCATCATTATATTGTACTAATTCATCTGTAAGAGTAAGACCACTTGGTGCAGAAACTGTTGTAGCACTTGGTAAATTTGTAGCTTTGCCACTTGAAACTGTTGAATAATCACTAGTAGAAAAATCATAAACTGCACTTGCTGTTTCTCTAAACTCACAAGAAACCAATGGTACTGGTGCATCATTACCTTGATTCATAGAAAAAGACCAACCAGATACTTCAAATTGTTTACTAGAAAAACCTAATCTTGTATTTGTTATTTGGACTGTATCACCAATATCTAATTCAAAGGCATCTAAATTAAAATCAGATGTAAAACTAATTTGTTGTCTAGCTTTTAAAAGTTGTATTTTAGCAAGTCTTTGTACTGTATGAGAAGATGTAGTCATAGGAAAATTAAACTCACCAAATATTCTTTCTGAATTATCTTCTGTTTCAAAAGTTGAATTAGTTAAAACTGGATAATCTTGTGGTTGGTAATTATTATCAGGTTCTGAATAAATACCTTTTACTGCATTAAAAAGTTCTTTTTTAGATATTCTTGTATTAAGAGTAATACCAGTTCTTAAATCATTTTCATCTAAAGTAACTGATGGTGTTTCAAATATAGCTGGTCTAATTTTAAATTGACCATTTGAATAAATTAAATGACCAGCGACTGTAGTAAGCATATTTTGTAAAATAGATTTTGGTGATTTATTTAAAGTAAATGTTCCGTTCATTGAAAATCTTTTTTCTGTTCCTGATGGATTTGCTATTGTCACTGTTTCATCACAAGTATTTGCAACTGATGTAATATTTGTACCATTTACCTCTGTTGTATCTGCACCTAGACCATAATCAGAATTTAATAGATAATCTCTAATACATAAAGCTGGATTTGTACTAAAAGATGTTGCGCTACTTCTAGGATCAAATACTTTTTTACCCTCTACTTCAAAAGTTATATTTGGTACGCCATTTGGATAAACATCACTATCAAAATTAATTCTTGCATATAAATATGCGATACCTCTTAATCTGTGATTTGTTGTCCATTGTGTTATTTCAGAAACTAAATCTGCATCTGCAACTTGTGAATCTGCGCCAGTATGTACTTTAAATCTAGCTTTTCCCTCAAATTGATTACCACTAGAAGGTACTAATCTTGCAATACCATTACTATCATTACCACTACTTGTTGTTGGTACTTCATTTTCATTAAAAAATATTTTAGTTATATTATTAATCTCATGACCAGCTATTGCAATAACAATATGTAAAAATTCATTGGTACTTCCAGTTGATTCAGCATAAACCATAACACCACCAACTCTTGTTTTACCATATATAACTCTATGTGGTGCAATACCTGATTTAGCAGTTACCATTGTTCCTTGTTGTAAGTTTGTTCCTAAATCTGGTGGGTCAAATTCTGGTGCTAATTTACTATTTACTGCACCTAATACCAATTGTGTTCCTGCTGAAACTAAAAAAGTTCCAATTAATCCTTGGGCAGTTACACTTAAACTAGGAGCAACAATTGAACCAAGACTACTTGCAAATGCTGATGGACCAATAGCTGGAATTGCCGCAAAGCCAACTGCGATTGCACCTATTACTAAAGCTGTTTTTATTGTTTTACTTCCCATTTATTCTATTCTCCAAGCTATATCACAAGAGTTAGTTAATCTTTTTTCTTGACCAACCTTTGCTTTAAATATGCTGTATTCACCCTGGCAAATGCCCATTGTTCCTCCTAATTCTTCATCTGTCTTTAGAAATACCACATCTCCTCTTTTAGCAAAAGATGTATTTATTTCTTCAAAGTTATTTTCTTTAGCAATATCTTGCGCTATTTCTAATAAATCCTTTTTATTTAATTCAGTAATTATCTTTTTTGCTTCTTTTATAGATGTATATGGTAAATCAAAAACTTTTTTACCTATAATACATTCTATTGCACCTAAAACAAAATTAACACAATCTGCTTTACCATATTTAAATTTTTTAGATGAGGACTTTATAATGTAATTAGATAATTTTGTATCCCAATTATCTACTCTCATTATGAAGTCTTTTTACCCCATATAACTTCTTTATCTTGTAAATCAGGAACAAATTCTAAACCTAAATCACCACTAAACCTTTCTTGTTGATCTTCGTGTGTATATCTTCTGTTTAATGCTCTATCTAAAGCAATTAATCTATTTTCTAAATTTAATGTAATAGTTGCAGTTTCAGGACCCTCATCTATTTTCATAATATCCATCTTACCTTTAAATAGAGTATAAACATCTGCAATTACTGATTTATTAGAATCAAAAATTCCTAAAAAAATACTAGCATTTCTATTTGTATAATTTCCTGTTAAAGCAGTAGATATAAAACTTGATTTTATACCTGTTAAAGTAAGACTTGCACCGATTGCTTCTATTTGATCGCTTTCACCTATTGCACTTACACCCATTAAATCGCCAAGACCAGTAAAAGTATTAGAAGAACCACCAGCAGTCATTGTTAAATCACCATAACCATTCCAAAATCTTAATGTTCCTGTACTAAATTCTAGTTCAACTGCCAAAAAAGGTCTTACAACTTGACTCTTGATAGCATTTTTAAATGCAGTGGTTATACTTCTAGACATTACTCCTCCAATAATTTAAGTATTTTCTTTTCACCCATATAAATCTCAGTTTTAGCTTTTACTTTTTTACATGTAAAAATAACCCTCTCAGGGTTTACTTCCCTTTGTGCAACCCTTTTTGATTTAAGGCAGTCACTCATTTTTGGTTTATATACATGCTCTATTACAGAACCATTCAAAGTTAAAATTAATGCAACAACAATTTCAGTCATAGTACCTTACCTTTATTTATTCCTTCTTTAATCATATATCTATGAGTACCATTCCCATTGATATTGACTTCTTTTTTATTTTTATTTAAAATGCTCAAAATTTTTTTAGCTTTTTCATCTTTTAAATACTTTATCATTTGTTTAGTCAATCTTCCCATTTGCTCTTACCTTATCTTTAACAACTTCTAATTGTTCCATAATTTTTTCTACATCTTTTTGAAGTCTTTGAATATTTACTTTATTGTGCATCATAGATTCCATTTGTTCTTGTATCTTTTCAACATCTTTGACTAAATCCTCTATTAATAAAAATTGTTCGCTATCTGCTGGTAAACTACCTAATTCACCTAATGGCCATTTTATTCTAAATTCAGTATTCATTTCTATATCTTTAGAATTAAGTTTGTTTTGAGTTTCAAGTACATTTATTCTTTCTATCACTCCAAAACCAAACCATGCGCCAACTAAACATGCCCCAATGATTGTGATTAAGTTCCTGGCAGGGAGCTGTATCCCTGTGTTATCTGATAAAGCTAATTTTTTCATTTTCTTTTCTTTCTCCCCATATAATGATCCCCAGGTTCATAATTCCATTTTTTACCATGATGACCTCTAATATCACAATATAACATTCTTAATTTTACAATAATTTT